CTGAGTCTCCGTGCGCAACTTTAAAAGATGTTGGCATTAAAAAAGTAGAAGGAAGCAGAAATCATGCAATATTAAGTTATGACGGCGATGGGATTGCCAAAGCAAATCATAGTTTAGTTTATGATGGAAAAACGTTAGACGTAAGAAACATTGTAGCGTCAAGCATTACCGGATCTGCTTCTGGTATCTACAATGTTCCTGTCAATAAATTTGTCGGAGATATTCCTGCCAATTTTATCAAGCATGACCGAGGCCTAAAGAATGTTGAAGGGTTCTTGCAAGTAAATCCCGGAGATGGAATAAAAGTAGAAGACGGAAACGTGGATATTAATTTAAATTTAAGAAGCGGCCTTTCAATTAAATCAAACCAACTTTATGTAGACCCCTCAAAGTCTCAAAATATAACCCACGGGGGTCAAAATCTGAGTGACGAAGATTTGCTCATAGTGGCAGATGTCTCAAGAGGATCTCTTCAAAACACAACTTTAAGTAATTTATATAAAAATTATATCGACGTTAAAGTTCCCAAGGCTGCCGGCACTAGAAATCAAATTCAATTAAAAGGCGACAGCGGATTTTCTGCATCCCCAAACTTAACATTCGATGCTACCAAAAACAAATTAAATATCGATGGGATTGTTGTTGCGGACAGATTAACGTCAGAGGGGGCTTTAAGGTGTGAAGGGGCAGTATATAAGAGTATAGTGAGAGTATCAGAGGAATCCTATGCGATTACTGAAGCCGACTACACTGTAATTTGTGACACGGTTAAAGGTAAAATAACCATTAACCTACCACCAGCATGCAACAACAAAGGAAGAGTGCTTGTAATCAAAAAAGCAAACACAAACAAATATAAGATTAATTCTTATCCAATTGAGATTGTGGCCAAAGATTCGACAATCGATATAAAAGATATAATGATAATTAAAATGAATTATGCATCTAGAATGTTACAGTCTGATGGCGAAAATTGGTGGTCTATTGGCATATCAGGAACTTAATAAGATGCAAGCAACTATTTATGACGGAGGGGCAGAATAAATGGCCTATAATAAATCAAAGGGTAAACAGAAACACGGTGACGTAATCTATGAGGGAGACGCGGACACACAGATAGATTTCGAACAAAACGAGATCAAATTTAGAACAGGGGGGACCATTAGAGGTTCCTTCACTAATAGTGGTCTATCGGTTACTGGTTCCTTAACAGGAATGACTACTGTTTCTGGCTCATCCACTGCAACGTTCCACTCTCTCGATATCGGCGAAGGTACTCTCACAGTCAGCAAAGAAGGTGTTGTTGCCAGTTCCGGTAGCATTTCCGGCACTGTTCTATCTGGCTCAAGTACAGCTACTTTACACAGCCTTAATGTTGGTCAAGGTGTTATGACTGTTAGTGCCGAAGGTGCTACTGCAACCAAGAACCTTACCGCTACCGGTGTAATTTCTGGTTCTTCAACGGCTACGCTTTTTGCTCTTGGTGTCGGCCAAGGCTCCACCGTGGGCAGTTTTGCTGCTTCTATTAGTAAAACGGGCCTCCTTTCGAGTTCCACAACCCCAACGCTTGTTGGATTAAATGTTGGCCAAGGAACCCTCACAGTCTCCAATCAAGGCCTCCTTTCGAGTTCCACAACCCCAACGCTTGTTGGATTAAATGTTGGCCAAGGCGCCTTTACTGTTAGCAATGAAGGCGCTGTAGCCACAGCAACAACAATTGATGCGACCGGCGATCTTACCGCCGGCACAATTACAATGACCGGATTTTCAGTTGATGCAGACGGTGACACTAATGTTAAAAGTTTAACCTCTGAAGGAATCGTTTCTGGTTCGAGTGTGACTGCCAACACCGCCAAGCTTCATACAATTGGTTCTGATGCTCTTGCAACTAATATAACTTTAGATGTTGATGGGGTGAAGTTTGCTAGAGGGCTTTCGGGTTCTAATCATGGCTACGGTATTGACTGGCCCGGATCAGCCTCGTTTGGCCAAGGAATGGCGACTATCTCTTCTGCTGGTGCACTTGCTGCTCCAACTGTCGCTGCTACCACAACGGTAACTGCCGGCTCCGTCGTATCTGGCTCCTCCGTCACCGCCAACACCGCTAAGCTTCATACAATTGGCTCTGATGCTCTTACGACTAATATAACTTTAGATGTTGATGGGGTGAAGTTTGCTAGAGGGCTTTCGGGTTCTAATCATGGCTATTCTCTCGACTGGCCCGGCTCTGCTTCGTTTGGCCAAGGAGTGGCGACCATTTCTTCTGTGGGCGCCCTCTCGGCTGCCTCTGTTGCTGCCACTACAACGGTAACTGCCGGCACAACGGTAACCGCAGGCACGATTGTCTCTGGTTCAACCGTCACCGCCAACACTGCCAAGCTTTACACAATTGGTTCCCCCTATGTTGCAACTACTATGACTTTAAACAACATTGAAGTAATATTCCATAGAGCGATTTCTGGCTCTGTTGTCGGGTATTCTCTCGATTGGCCCGGCTCAGCCTCGTTTGGTCAGGGAATGGCAACTGTTTCTTCTGTAGGCAACATCGCAGCGCCCATTGTCTCGGGCACAACTGTTCAAACCAACAGACTTACTGTTAATGAAATTGGAACTGACACGGATGTTTCACAAATAGCTTTGACATCCGGTGCGATTATTATCAATGAACACATTACAGGCTCTTCCGCCGGCAGCACTTTTCATTGGGCCGGCGGAGCATCATTTAACGAAGGAACAGTCACAATAACAAATGATGGAGTTATTTCTGGCTCAAAGAACATTGACATACTTGGGACACTTAAGACTGCAGGCGAGAGGTTTTCAGTTGATGCAGACGGAGATACCTCAGTTAAAAGTTTAACCTCTGAAGGTGTAGTTTCCGGCTCTAGTATTGCTTCTGATTTCGGCAAGTTTTATCAAGTTGGTACCCCCATCGATGCGGATATAGTGGTTTTTAAACCTGCCGGCGCCAATGTAACCCAATTTACAACGCCAGTCTCTTCTTCTGGATATGTCTCAGGAACAGTTGGTAGATTCGAAGATTATGTTTGGTCTCCCGTCGGGAACTTTGGAACGATCGGCGGCCTCGTTACTTTGAATGCTTCAACGATCTCGGGCTCTAGCTTTAGCGGCTCCGAAGCCAGATTTTATCAAATAGGTGTTGGTGCCGATCCAGCTCTGCTTGTTTTGGCAGATAGTACTTCACCAAATCAACTTACGGTTAATGGCGCCATCTCAGCATCCCATCACATCACAGCGTCACACGGCTGGTTTGATGATTATGTTTATTCCGCAGTTGGTTCATTCGGTACCTTGAATTTGGGAGGTCAGGCATTATCCTCTTCTGCAGTGCAGGCACATTCTGTAACAGCTAGTTTTGTTGGTCCTCAGAATAATCCGGATCTACTTGCATTAACCCAGAATTTAGTTACAGTTGAGGGAGCTATCACCGGCTCAGGTACTCATGCCCAAGGATTTGATTGGCCCGGCCAAGCATCATTTGGTCAAGGCTTGTTCACTGTTACAAATGTCGGTTCCGCTTCCATGGCAGGTATTACTACTGTAGGCAGTGTATCAAGTTCTGGCGGCATAAATGCCGGCCAAGGCTTAACAGCAAGCTACAATCAATTCTTTGTTGATGGTGTCTCCGGTAATATTTTTACTTCTGGCACAATTAGCGGATCTTCGCACTTAGACGTGGGCGGCGATCTTCGCGTCAGAAATGGTGGTATAAACTTAGGCGGCATGATCTACATGGGCGGCGGTGGCATACAGCAGTGCGCTACGATTAGCGGTTCCGGTGATATAACCATGTACGGCAAATTAGAAATGGCCGGAAGACAGTTTATTGTCCAAGACGATGCAGATCTTAGCAGCTCTGGGTATGCTTATTTTGGAGACAAACTAGAAGCTGGAGGCGGACAGTTTACAGTACAAAACGATGGAGATGTTTCTGGATCTGGCTATGCATACTGGGGCGGCAAACTTGAAGCTGCCGGCCGTAGATTTCAAGTAGATTCTGATGGAGATACTATCGTCAAGACCTTGGTTATCGATGCTGCCGGCACAATTGGATGTACGGGAGATACAGATCTTTTAGCACTGACTGTCAACACATGCAGTGTGGCTGGCGCCCTGACTACTACTGGACGCGTCGGGATTGGAACCGGCACTCCCGGATATGATCTACATATAAACGGAGCAGGAGTTACAGTGGCCACCATAGACGGCGGCTCCTCATCGGATGCTTATTTGAAGTTTGCCACAAATGGCGTTGAGAAATCATATGTCAAATTAGGATCCGGAGGAAATCTCTCAATCGTTCAAGATGCATCCGGCGGAGATATGATCTTTAAAGCCAAGCCCGGAGGCGCTAGCACTGAGTTTCTTAGATATAATGCCGGCGATAGGGCTATAACTGCCTCACAAGACTTGTATGTTGTCGGAGACATCACCAGTTCTCACAACCTTGTAGTTTCAGGTAAGGTTTCAGGCTCCAGTCATGCCAATTTCGACACGCTGGCGTTAGGTGAAGATCTCTCATCATCTCCCGACAAGGGCACTTTCGAAATCAATGCAGAAAATGACGAATTGTTATTTAAGGTCGCCTCTTCCACTAGTGCACTTGTGATGGCTGCCACGGGAGCCATGGACGGCCAAGTCGTTGTTGGCGGGGCCCATCTCGACGCCAAGTTTAATGTAAGTGGGTCTGACATTGACAAGTTAATTTCCGCTAAAAGCGATACCGTCAGCCCCGCGTTCTATGTGAGCGGTAGTGGAGATCTCTTTATCTCGGGCAATATTGGTATTGCAACGCCTGAACCGTCGGCGCCACTAGATATTAGTGGAGACGCTATTCGAATTAGGACGGCCAGTACGCCAGCCAACGCTAGCGCGCTAGGTGCTGCTGGCGAGATTCGATGGGATGCAAACTATATTTATATTTGTGTTGCAACCGACACTTGGAAGAGAGTAGCAATTAGCACATGGTAGACATAACATTAAAAATGGATTTTGGCAGACGTCAACACTATTTACATTGAAAAACTGTTTTTATAGGAGTTTAATAAATGTCATCTCTATTAGAGCAAGCAATCGTGGACGCGAGCGCTCTTAAAGAAGCGGCCTTGAAAAATGCCGAAGCTTCCGTTATTGAAAAGTATTCTGACGAAGTAAAAAAGAATCTTGATCGTATTTTAGAACAAGATGAATTGGGTCTTGCACCCATGGGCGATCTGGGCGCCCCCGTAACAGCCCCAGATGCAGATCTTGATGTGCCTTTAGGGGCCGCAGAAGGAGAGGAACTTTGTCCTTGTCCAGATGAAGGCGAGGAAACTGAAGTTGAAATCAATTTTGATGAATTGGCTGAGGCCCTCCGCGCCTTAAATGAAGAAACAACGGTTGTTTCGGAAGACGACTCTGAAAGTTCAGAAGAGGTAGTTGAAGAGGACGAAGAGCCAACAAATGAAGCTAAGGTAGATTCCTTGGTCGATGCAATTATGGAAAAGCTTTCCGAAATGGAAGAGCCAATTGAAGAAGCCGGCGGAGCCGAACTAGCGGGATCTGCCGCGGCCGAAGTTGCCGACAAAGAGGCTTTAGAGTCCGAAGAGGGTGAAGAGTCTGGCGGCGACAGCGAAGACGACCCCGGCTCTTATGCTGGCGAAGAAGGCCAAGCGACAAACGAGAGTAACATTGATTCTCTTGTGGATGCAATCGCAGAAAAACTTACAGTTGATATGGGAGCAGATTTATCCGGCTGGGCCGGCCGCTCCTCTGATGAAAAGAAATTCGAGATGGAGAAGGAGATTGCGCACCGCCGCAGCACCGATCTTCAAGACGAATTAAAAGATTTGAAACAAGCGCAAGAAGAGTTGGTTTTCGAGAATAGCCAACTTAGCGACAAAATTCAAAACTACGAAAATGTAGTTGAGCAGCTGAAGGAGACCGTCTATGACGTGAACCTTTCAAATGCTCGTTTGTTATACACGAACCGTGTTCTTAGGAACAACTCCTTGAATGAGCGACAAAAAGATAAAATTGTCGATGCAATTTCCAAAGCTGGTTCTGTAAATGAAGCGAAGACTATTTTTGATACTCTTCAAAGCACAGTGGAGTCGAAGCCAAAGCACCGACCAAAAACACTGGGCGAAGCAATCAGAAGCCCGTCTTCGGTCATTCGTGCTAGTAGAAAAGCGCCTGAAAAGCGCGCTGATCCAATAGCAGAGCGAATGAAAAAACTAGCAGGTATAATTTAATAATTTAAAGGAGAAAATTAAAATGGCTGGAATTATCGATAGATTGACCGAAGGTGTTGTCAATCGTGATATGCGTGCCGAAGGTCACGCCCTACTTTCAAAGTGGGAAAAGACCGGACTACTTGAAGGACTTGAGAAAGATCGCAGTAAACAAGCGATGTCGAGACTTCTTGAAAACCAAGCTAAGGAACTTCTTCGTGAAAGCTCTAGCATGAGCGCTGGTGACGTCGAGGGCTTTGCGGCCGTCGCATTCCCAATCGTTCGTCGTGTTTTTGCGGGTTTGATCGCAAACGATCTCGTTAGTGTTCAACCGATGAGTCTCCCCTCGGGACTTATCTTCTTCCTTGACTTTGTGTTCTCACCGAACATTGGTGCAGCCGGCGAAGAAGGCGATCGCTCTGGAAACAGTGCAGAGAAGTCTATTTACGGTACTGATCAGGTCGGTGCACAGATCACAGGCGGTGTTGATCTTCTTGGATCTCTCAAGGGAGATCTCAGTGGTCCTCGTACCGCTGCTGCGCGTGGTTATAACTACGGATCGCCAACTGGCTCTACGAACGTTACTTCAAGTACTATTGCGGTGACTAAGTTCAGTTTGACCGGTGCAACCAATGCACAGAAGAAATCAATCCAATGGGATCCTGATCTCATTTCGCTGAGTACTTCTGCTACCGAGAGTTGGATTATTCGTTGTGATATTCTGAGAAGCCAATTGTCGGCTCAGACAGACTATAACAACTATGCAGCTTTCTCGGCTTCCGTCGCCGGCTTGACGAGCTATGACTTGGCTACATTGACTGGTCTTAGTCTTACAAGCGCAAACACTCAGCAGCTTCGTCGCCTGACCCACCACACTGGTTCAGAGACATCGACCACAGCTGTTCAGATGTATTGGGTGACCACTCTTGATCCGAGCGCTCTTTCCAGAGCAGCTTCCGTGGATCTGAGGGTCAACACGCCGCAGGATGATAACATCACGAAGGCCGATACTCTCGGCGCCGTTGTTGGTGCATCTACGTGGGGTCTTGAGGGAAGTGAATTCATCCCAGAGATCGACATCAAGGTAGACAGTATTGCTGTTACCGCTCAAACCAAGAAGCTCAAGGCTAAGTGGACTCCGGAGTTAGGTCAAGACCTTAACGCCTACCACAACCTTGATGCAGAGGTTGAGTTGACAAGCATTCTTTCGGAGCAAATTGCTCTTGAGATTGACCGTGAGATTCTCGGTGATCTTGTGAATGGTGCTTCAGCAGGTACTTACTACTGGTCACGTAACCCGGGACAATTCCTCGATCGTACTACTGGTACTGAGGTTGGTGCTAGCTCTGCTGCCCCTGACTTCACCGGTACGGTTAGTGAATGGTATGAGACTCTCATTGAGACAATCAATGATGTTTCCGCTGCAATCCACCGCAAGACTCTTCGCGGCGGAGCAAACTTCCTCGTCTGCGGACCGGAGATTGCTAACGTCCTTGAGTTCACCGCTGGATTCCGCGCTTCCGTCACTGCTGACGATGAGTCCGGTTCCGTTGGTGCCGTTAAGGTCGGTGCGCTGAGTAAGAAGTTCGACGTTATTGTTGATCCTTACTTCCTTCGCAACGTTGTCCTTGTCGGACGTCGCGGATCCTCTTTCCTTGAAAGTGGATATGTGTACGCGCCATACGTGCCGCTGCAAACTACACCTACGATCTTCGGACCTGAAGACTTCGTGCCACGTAAGGGGGTTATGACCCGTTACGCGAAGAAGATGGTTCGTCCAGATATGTACGGTCTAGTCGTTGTGCGTGGTCTCGTTGGCTCCTCTGGTGCCACTAGCTAAACATTAGCATAGTAAACTACAGTGCAAAGCCCCCGTTTTTTGACGGGGGCTTTCCTGTTTCTGCGATAGAATAAATAAACAATTGACATAAACACTCTGCAAATAGCCATTAAACGCGCACATAGAGCCTGTTAGCATAATTTATAAACATTCGTACAACTACTTATAAAGGAACCGAAAGGTTCACCATAATATTTTTAACATGATTATAAATGGAGGGTTTTAAACTATGGGAAGTAAAAGAATAGGTCTCGCGAGAACCGAGGCTCTTTTAGAGAATTTAAAGAGAGAGATTGATATGGGGGCTGGTTCGCTCAAGCGATCTGCAACAGCGCTCATGACCGCAGGATCTGCATATGGTGTATATGAGGCGGTATATGAAATTGATTTTGAGGACGCCGATGCAACAGCTACGGATAATGGCATGCTTAAAACAGTTTGCACATTACCAGCAAATGTAACTATTGTGGATGTTAATACTATCTGCACAGAAACATTTGCTCCAAACCAAACGTTAGTTTTGGATTTGGTTTCAACTGCAACTACTGTAGCCGACAACGCTGTAACAACGGCGGTCGTGGAATTAGTTGGTAATACTGATTATGACCCCGATGGCCGCGGCGTAGCTGGTATTTCTGAGATTGCTGACAACCTTGGCCTGAACACCACAGGCGTTTCAGTTGCTTTTATCAATAGAGGCACTGGCAATGGTACAACGGCCATCACCGCTGGAAAAGTTCTAGTGTACATTAGGTACATTGGACAATCCGGACCAAGCGCCCTTACGACACTTTAAAATATATCTCTTATATTTTGCCCCCCTTTCCTTTTTGGCTTGGGGGGCTTTTATTAAAAATGGCGATCTGCTCAAAAATATCGCCGGCAATTTTTTGAGATTTTTCGTTTTGTAAAAAGAGAACTATTTATTACATACACAGGAGATACCCATGGGTAAGAAACGCAGACTGAGCACCAGTCAAAAATTTAACAGCAAGCACAGCAGCCATCCGGCATATGGTGGAGTACAAATAAACACAGTTGTCGTCCCAACTGTTGATGTGACTACTCCAATCCAAACTAATGTTGTGGAAGTTGAACCACCAGTAACTGAAACTGCTGTAGCTACGGTTGGCACTGAAACGACCCCTGAGATCGAAACCAAGGCCACAAAAACCATAAAAACAACAGCGACTAAAAATGTGATAAAAAACACCACAACGGCGCCAAAAACAAAGAAAACTACACGCACCACCGCGCGAAAAACAAAAAGCTCCACCAATAAGTCTTCATAAAACAGCATAAGACTTGGGCTTTGTGTTTTGCTAACTATTTATTTAGTAGGAGGATCTGTGCGTGCCAGCCAATTTAAAACCCATATCGCAAACAAGTGCGGTAATACTTCCATCCACCGGCACATATGGTAATGTAGCCGGCTCGGTGCCATTTGGCATTTATACCGGCTCTTCAGACTTTTTGTCAGGCGCCACGGCTCAAGTAGGATACGTATATAGAAAATTGGGCGGAGATGTCGTTGATATTGAGATCACGACCGCCAATGTGTATGCTGCATATGAAGAAGCGGTGTTGGAATACTCGTATATTGTTAACCTTCACCAAGGAAAGAATATCTTATCTGATGCTCTTGGAAATACCACTGGTACGTTTGATCACAAGGGAGATCTTACTGAGGGTCCAACTTCTGCGAATTTAAAATTCTCGAAATTTAAATTAGCGTATGCCAATAGGGTTGGTGATGGATTATCAACCATGGCCGGCCAAGGAGGCCTGACCCCGTTCTATTCTGCGTCATTCACAACAGTCAATGAGCAACAAGACTATGATATCCAGTCAATAGTCCAAGCTGCCTCTACATCTGGTGTTGACGATCAGGGTAATCCGGTCGATTATTCCGGAAAAGTGGACGACAATCGTATTATAATTGACAAAGTCTTTTATAAGTCTCCAGTTGCGATGTGGCGATTTTTTGGCTATTACGGCGGCCTAGGCGTCGTTGGAAATGCCTCAACTTACGGACAATATGCAGATGATTCAACCTTTGAAGTGATCCCAACGTGGCAAAACAAGATGCAGGCGATAATGTACGAAGATTCGCTATACACGAGAACGTCTCATTATTCTTTTGAGATCATGAATAACAAAATTAGGCTTTATCCGACTCCGACCTCGCATCAGTTTTATACTGGACACTTAGATCGCATTTGGGTACGTTTCAGGATCGATACAGACGCCTTTGAAAGTGACAATTCGTATGACGATGGTGTCGAAGGAGTCAACAATCTAAATACACTCCCGTTTGACAACGTGCCGTATGCCAATATCAATGCAATAGGAAAGCAGTGGATCAGAAAATTCGCCTTAGCACTTTGTAAGGAGATGTTGGGCCAAATTAGAGGAAAATTCGCTTCCATTCCGATCCCGGGAGACAGTGTTACGCTAAATGCATCGGATTTGCTCTCTCAAGCGAAAGAAGAGCAACAACAACTGAAAGATAAACTATCAGAAATGTTGCAAAGCACGGAGTACGCAGAACTGGCGAAAACAGATTCAGAAAAGGTCGCCGCGGTAGAAGAAACTATACGTAGATCGCCGCTAGCGATTTATGTGGGGTAATATAGATGGCATTTGATGATGAATGGTCCCGACCAAAAAACCCACCCCCACCGCTTTTTTTAGGCAAGAAAGAAAGAGACCTCGTAAAGCAGGTAAATGACGAATTAATTGAAAAAGTCATTGGCCAACAGATCCTTTACTATCCTATCGACATGGATAGGACAAATTTTCATGATGTTTATGGGGAATCGATTCAAAAGACATTTTTATCGCCTATAAGGGTATATGTTCTGGTTGATTGGGACGAGAGTGCGTCTACTTTTGGATATGTTGAGGGCCTACACGTTGATTTTAGCTCTCAAATCGTCGTCCATTTTCACAAAAGACGTTTATCAGAGGATCAAAACCTCTACACAAGAGTGGGTGATTTCATTTATTATGGTGATCAGTACTATGAGGTCACAACCCTGAAGGAACCAAAGCCGCTATTTGGTCAAGTTGATCAATCATTTGAGATCACCGCAGTATGCACCAGATCAAGAGGAAGTTATTTCGATGCCAGTTGATAATTCAAGACATGAACCTATATTGATTCCTAGATCGACCCTTGAGACGATCGATCGAGCGCTCTATAGGTGGGTTACGGAGAGTATGGAGATTTTTGCAACCTATCCGGATGGATGGAGGCAAGTGCCCGTCCTTTGGGCTGGAGCCGAAAGAACGTTTCAATCAAAAAACGACATCAACCTCAGAGACAGCAACGGAAATATTAATCTCCCAGTCATGACCGTGGAGAGAACATCGGTCAATAAAGAGAAAAGAGGCGCTTATTACAGCAATATTGCTGCCGACACCAAGGGGGGCACCTCCAACGCGTTTATTTTAGCAAAAAAGATCAGCCCACTTGAGACTACAAAATACTCAGCAGCTAAAAATAGCATTGAAAATACAAAATCGCCATACTACATTCGAAAAAACAATAACAAGGTGGTTTATGAAACTTATACGATGCCGCCACCGATACACGTTAATGTTCAGTATAAGATCCTGATAAAAGCACAATATCAACAGCAAATAAATGAAATCCTCACGCCCATACTTAAACATCCGGGCCAGATAAACGGCTTTATGATAGGCGACGAGCCACACAAGTATGAAGCATTTATATCGACAGACTACACTGCAAATAATAATATAACGAGCCTAGGCGATGATGAGAAGATGTACGAAACTGCTATTGAAATCAGAGTGTTGGGCTATTTGCTGAATGACGACAAAAACTCGGAATACTTAGAGGTGGAAAAAAAGCAATCAGTGGTCGAGGTTAGAATGCCGCGAGAAAGAATATTGATTGGAGATAAGCACCCCAACGAAGACGACGGAAGATTTTATAAAGAGTGAAGTGTCTTTTAGATTATATTGTAACTACTTAGATAGTGAGATTTACTGTTACGAAGGAGCCACAAAACCATGGCAGTTGAAAAATTCAAATTTTTATCCCCCGGCGTTTTTATCGCGGAAGTGGATGAATCGATTAGAGAAAACCCTCGTCCTGCTGACGGGCCGATTATTATTGGTCGAACAGAGCATGGACCCGCGATGCGCCCAGTCGCTGTGGATAACTGGAGCGATTGGACTACATTTTTCGGAAACCCAATTGACGGAACTGGAAAACCGCCGAGTGAAGTATCGAAGACCAGAACTGGCGGAAAAGTCGATGTTTGGAGGCTTGGAAACTATCAAGGCCCAACATACGCAGCTTATGGTGCCGAGTCATACTTAAAATCGCAAGCTTCGCCTGCCACAACTGTTCGTCTTTTGGGCATGAGTCCTTCGAATGCATCTACTGACGCTGCTAAAGCAGGTTGGTATACTCAAACAACCGGTGGCGCCGCCGCAAACCCGGGTACCCTGCTCAGCAATAACGCCGGCGCATGGGGCTTGTTCGTATTTAATACTTCGTCCCGCGGCCCAAAGGCGTCCGCTAAGTATACAATAAGTGGCACTCTTGGAGCAGTCTTTTACCTCTCAGAAGGAACAGTTCTTCTCAGTGGGAGCGCTATGATCGATGGTGCGTATGGCACAGTTGTTACAGCGAGCAACTATATGATGATCAATTCTTTGCAAGCAGACGATGTTACTGGTGTGAATGCAAACTCATTCAAGCTAGTATTCAAGGATCGCGATAACACAACATATAAAACCGCAGTTGTTGACTTCACTAGGACCTCAACAAATTATATTCGCGAATCTTTAAACGTAGATCCGATTTCATGTAATGGGGCCCTAAACTCTTCGACCAACACACAAAAGTATTGGCTTGGCGAGACCTACGAGGAAATGGTAAGCACAGTCACCAGTACCGATTCAACTGCAGGTGCTCAATTTGGTGTAATTATGTGTCTTTCATCCGGCAGCGCAGCTAGCTCCGCGGAAGGAAATCACAAAATGCAGTCTGATTTCCAATATGCGAAAACTGGCTGGATCTTCTCTCAGGATCTTGATGGAGAGTCTTCAACGTTTGATGCGGCAGATACTTCAAGATGCGAAAGGCTCTTTAGATTCTGTGCCACAGATGCTGGAGAATATATTCAAAAGAATATCAAGGTATCTATTTCCAATCTCACTCCAGCCTCATATGATGGTGGATACGCAACTTTTGATGTTGAAGTTCGTACAATTGGAAGTTTGGACTCAAAGCTGGCCACAACCGGCCGACTTGAGTACTTCCAAGGATGTAGTTTGGACAGAAACTCTAACAAGTTTGTTGGCAGAGTAATTGGTGACTATTACTACGCATATGACAAAACTAACGAACTCATGGTTAGATATGGAGAGAACCCAAACCGCTCTAGATATATTCGTGTAGAAATGTATTCTGATGCAACTCCAGTCAACAAGACAGCCGTACCATTTGGTTATGAGGGACCAATCCGCCCGAAAGGCTTCTCTTTGCTTTCTGGTTCCGCTAACTTCTATGATCGCGCATATGGAATTAAGCACAATCTCGTGACCGGCTCTGCAGTTCACGTTAATTCAATGGTTCAGAAGCCGACTAAGTTTGGCTGGACCATGGCTACCGAAGGTCACGAAGGACAGATATTCCAAGCGGGTATTCCCGCCACAGCAGTTGTCTTCACCGCCTCGGTTGAATACCCAGAAACAAGATTACGCTCTTCAAACAGCGACTCGGGTGACGTATTGACGCAAGTGAAGGGAACTTACTATGGATTTACTGCCCTCAAAGGCGAATCTAGCACTCTTGATGCGGGCGTTGGAGACATGTTGCGTCCAATTCCGTTTGGTCTGCAGTCTGACTCGTTCGCTGTGGGTGACTTAAGTGAAGTTTCTCACTATTTCACGCTGGATGATGTCCAAGGAGATTCAACTACGGCAACACATACGTCTGGTTCGAGAAAAGCCGGAACATCTGTAACAGCCAGAAGCGGATCATGGAAATCGATTCTTGATAACAATGCTAAGAACTTCTCGCTGCCTCTTTACGGCGGATTTGATGGACTTAGGCTTCAAGAAAAAGAGCCATTCAATAACTCTGATCTTGCCGGCACGACCAAGACAAGCTACTACGCAAACTATACTCTTCGTACTGCCCTCAAGGTAGTCGAAGACGAGGAAGTTGTTGAGGGTAACATTGTCACAATTCCGGGAATCACGGAAGCGACAATTACTAATGAAGTTATCAACCTTGCTGAAAAGCGCCAAGATGTTCTTGGAATCATTGATATCGAAGGCGGTTACACCCCCTCTACTGAAAATGCAAACACCAGTGTGGCTCGCACGCCCAAGAGTGTAGCAACCGCGGTTAGCAACATTAAGAGTCGCCAACTTGACTCATCGTTCGCATGCACATACTATCCTTGGGTTCACATCCGAGATACAAGAACGAATGCGACCGTTTACCTGCCACCATCTGTTGTTGGTCTAGGTACGATGGCAGCTTCCGATTCAGCCGCCGATGCGGTGTGGTTTGCTCCAGCCGGCTTCAACCGCGGCGGAATTAGTGGCGGCCAGATCAACCTTAAGATTGGCGGTGTCACTCAACAACTCAACAGAGACGCCAGAGACGATCTTTATCAGGTCGATATTAACCCGATTGCAAACTTTACTCAAGAGGGCATTGTAGTATTTGGACAAAAGACGCTACTGGCTGATCCTTCAGCCTTGGATAGAATTAACGTTAGAAGAATGCTGATTTATGTCAAAAAGCAAGTCAGGCTTATTGCTAATGGAATTCTTTTTGAACAAAATGTTCAAGATACATGGAACAAATTCAAAAATGAAGCAAACACCTTCCTTAGTAGCGTTCAAACGCGATTTGGTATCTCGGAATACTTGGTGAAACTGGATAGCACCACAACAACACCCGATCTAATCGATCAAAACGTTTTGTATGCTAAAGTCTACATTAAGCCCGCCAGAGCAATCGAGTTTATTGCACTTGACTTTATTATCACAAAAACTGACGCAGATTTTTCAAGTTACTAATACTTAATAGAGGGAGAAAATGAAAAATGTCATTCTGGACAGAAGAATTAAAAAACGAGCCTAAAAGAAATTATAGGTTTAAGGTCCAATTTACCGGACTACAAACTAATAGCGAAGCTGAGACATCAATTGTTTGGTGGGCAAAAAAGGTGACAAAGCCGGCATTTACGGTCGGCGAGTCAACTCATAAAATGCTAAATCATACTTTTCATTTTCCTTCTACTGTGACATGGGAAACTGTGACACTTACGATGGTCGACCCGATTAGCCCAAGCACAACCAATATGATGATGGATCTTCTGAGCACCTCGGGCTACAAGCTCCCGGGCAGAGACGTTAACGTTGGAACAGTCTCGAAAGCCTTGATGGGGCAAGCTCTCGGAACAGTCAGCATTGTTCACTTAGATGCAGACTCAAATCCTTTGGAGACTTGGACTCTTAAAAACGTCTTTATTAAATCAGTTAAGTTTTCAGATCTAGATTACGATTCTGAAGATCTTTCAACTTGTGATCTCGAACTTAGATACGACTGGGCTGAGTTAACCGCGGCAGCGGGTGGCGTTGCAACAACATCAACCACAGGCACACCCGGCGCAGCACCACCAACGCAGAACACGGGTGATTGGAAGTGGGCCGCAGCCGGCACCGCCGGCAGCGATGACCCAGACACGTCGGATCCGTGATCCCATCACCACCGGCTAATTTTATAAAAAGACAAAACGCGAGGTAAAAATTGTCAGTTAGAAAAAATGAAGACAGAACAGCTTCTGTCACAGGCACCAACTCCCCGGCGCCAACTCAAGCTGGGGGAGATTTACTTTCATTCGTAAATCCAACGGAATTAGTAGAACTCCCATCGAAAGGAATGCTTTATCCAGATAATCATCCGCTTTTCAATCAGGAATCAATAGAGATAAGGCAAATGACAACAAAAGAAGAGGAGATTCTTACATCTCAAACTCTTTTGAAAAAGGGCGTGGCGCTAGATCGTCTTTTATCGAGTTTAATGCTCGATAAGACCATCGATCCCGGCACACTCTTGGTTGGCGATAAAAACGCCATGCTTATCCAAGCAAGAAAAACAGGATATGGCTCAGATTACAAGACTCAGCTTACTTGCCCAAGTTGTGGTGTTCAAGAGACGTTAAACTATGATCTCAATGAGTGCCAAATCTACGAGGGTGGAACGAGCGACGATACGTTAAAAGATCTCGGAGCACTTTCAACAGATAGGCTTACATTTAGAGTTACGCTTCCAATGACAAAAGTTGAAGCAGAAGTAAGATTGATGTACGGCTATGACGAAGCCGAGATCGTCCGGAAACAGCGAAGCAAGGTAAAAAACAAAGATCTTAATTCAGCTATGACGGATAACTTAAAGCGTATTGTGATCGCTTTAAACGGAATTGAAGAACGAACCCAAGTTGAGACGTTCTTAGAGAAAATGCCTGCTGCAGATGCCCGTTATTTAAGAAAGGCAGTGGCGCAGCTTACACCAACAACCAAAATGATGTTGGACTTCGATTGCTCATCGTGCACTCATAGCGATGAATTGGAGGTGCCAATTACGGCGAACTTTTTTTGGCCTGACATCTGAATATCTTGAACAGATATATGAGCAATTCTTTTTCTTAAAATACCACGGAGGATGGAGCTTTATGGAGTCATATAACCTCCCAGTAGGTCTCAGATCGTGGTTTGTTAAAAGATTAATTAAACAACTTAAAGACGAAAAAGAACAAATGGACAAAGCGTCCAAGAGATAGTATTTATTAAGACCGTAAGAAATTACGGTCTTTTTTATTGTGAACTAATTACTATGTTAGTATTTTAAAGAGGGTACTTTTTATGGGCACAGGTGACGACACAACAGGCGATGCTGAAGACTTAAATTCTAAGATTGAAGCTGCTGCAGCTTTAAACGAAGAATACAAAAAAGTCATTGAGTCATATTCGCATCTCAAAGACGACGCTAAGATACTGAAAGCGTTAAACGACGAATTAACGCAGTCAGAAAAAGAATTGGCCGCAGCTAAGAAAGCCGGCGCCGACATGATGTCTGTTGAAAACCAACTGATGCAGAAGCATATCGACGACCTGCAGGGTGCGATCGCGTCACTTGGGGCATTCAAAAAAGCCAATGACGACCTAAAAGAATCCTTCATTGATGTCTCAGAGGCGTTGGGGGTGCTGTCTGGCACTTTTGGAAAATTCGGCAGTATCGCCGCCGATGTGTATAGCAATGTTGATAAATTTAAGAAAAAACAAGAAGAAATAAAAAAACAACAACTGGCAGGAGTCATTAGCCCAGAAGAGGTTAAAAAATTAAAAGAGATGAACATGGCCCTCGCAGGTATGGGCATCGCCTCAAAGATCCTTGGTCCGGTTGGTTCTGCATTTGATAAGATACTGGCCAAAACTATTGAACTCGCAACAGCAGAGATAGATGCTGAAAGGAATATGCAGAAGCTTTACCACACTACTGAGAGTGCGGCTAAATCATTTGCCGACATAGAATCCTCAACTGCCGGCACCATTGGCTCACTGAATGAGATTGGGATACACACAGGAACATTATATAAAACTTTTGAAGACTTGCGCGGCGAATTTTTATTAGTTCGAGATGATGCCGGCACTTTAAACAAAGAACTTATTGCCTCTGCTGCTGTTTTGGAAAAAGTCGGAATCGCCGCTAAAGATACAGGCGCCGTAGCAAATACATTAAGCCGTGTTTTCAAGGAAAACGCAGCAGATGCTGCAAATTTCGCGGCCCACTTGAATGAAGTAGGTGTTCAAGCCGGCTTGGGGCCCGGAGAATTGGTGACCACTTTTAATGAACTATCTCCCCAGTTACTAAAAATAACTGGAGGAACAAGCAATCTGACGCAGACAATGAACGATTTGGCTTATATGTCGCGACAAACTGGTATTGAAATTGGCAGAATAGTTGACTTTGCTTCAGGGTTTGATACGTTTGAAGGCGCCGCAGATCGTGTAGGTAAACTTAATGCAATTCTAGGCGGCGATTTCCTAAATGTTATGGATCTTATGGCGGCAGAATCTCCTGCCGAGAGATTCAAGATGGTCACGGACGAAATTAATGAACAGGGGAAGGCGTTCAATGATCTGACTTATTACGAAAGACTCGCCTTAGCAGAAGCCGGCGGATTTAAGGATGTTGGTGAATTAGCAGTAGCGATGTCGGGCCAATTTAATGACTTTGGCGATTCGCTGTCAAAAACCCAAGAAGATTACGTGGCAGCAGCAGAGAAAGCCAAAGATTTCCAAACATTCCAAGAGCAAATTGAAGCAACAATGGTTTCACTAGCAAAACAGGAAGGATTTTCTGACACAGTTATAGGTGCTATAAATAGTTTTTTAGGTTTTATGCAGTGGGTTGCTGAAAACGGCTCGCTTGTGTTGAAGTTTATTGTTGCATTTAAGTCAGCACACCTCGGATTAGCCCTCGCTCAGATTCTTGTGGCCAAGGCCAGCATGACCGCCAGAGCAGCACTTGGCTGGGGCGGTCTTTTGGCGGTTATTGTAGCAATCGGCACCATATTAGCAATAGGTATGTCACCCCCTGTTAATGAAACAATGATGGTTTTTGCTGCAGCCATTATAGCTGTCGGAGTTGCCGCCAAGATAGGTGGTAAAAATCTAAATATGGGATTAGTGAAAGTAATGCTAGCACTCGGCGCCGCTCTTTTTATGGCCGCTGCTGGCATAGCCCTCGCAGCAGAAGGCATCGGCTCTATGGCAGATTCAATCTCTAAACTGGACGGTCCTCAATTAGATGCCTTTAACAATGCGCTAATAGGCCTTGTAGGCACTTTGGCTCTCTTCACCACTGGTATTGTACTTCTGGGCATATTCGCCACTGGGCCG